ACCAAAGATACACAAAAGACTCACCGCTGTTGCTGTAGGCGTTAGATTCGGCAGGGACTTCGACATTGTATACTCCGTTGATATGGTCTTGCCAGATTTCTTTTACGTACGCTACCATAGGTTTACCCTTAGGTGCTCGCCACATTACAATGAAAGATTTTTCACCTTCATTGGCACATAAGTGATCATAGACCCATTTGTTATGCAGTCCATTGTATTCTTGATCATTTACTTTTACCTTAACCATTGATTTACCTGAGTCAGAGGTATATGCTTCGACTTCATCTACAGTGCATTCGTAGATATCAAAGTATTTATCTGAACCGGCAACCCAACGCTTAATTGTTTTGATTAAGTTCATTTTGACGTTCCATGTTAATGTGGTCGATCATTGTGTTATATAGAACATACAATGCAGTTGTTACTGCTGCTGGATTATCTGTTCCCATTCCAACTTCAATACCATACTCAAGAGCTTCTTCAACAGAATTCTTTGTGGCAAACATATTTACTTTTTTAAGATTGGTCATTTATGCTACTCACATTTTGATAAGGTTTATAGATTGTATTTTTTGTTTCGAATTGACCGGAGTTGTCAACAGGAACAATTACTGTTGACGTTCTTACATTATTACATACACCTAATTTTGGGTGATTTATTACTTGTTCTAAATGACCAACTATAATGTCTGATTCATCACTATTTTTACTGTAAGGCCATATTGAAAACTCAGCTGTGCCTGTATAGTACACTACTGGTTTAACTTTGATTTCATTTACAACTACTTCTCCAGGATCATATCCGATTTCTTCGTATACTTGAGCATATACACTATAGATATCTTCGGCTTCGATAATTAGGTAATCTTCTTTACCTGTATCAAAGTTAATGAATACTTCAAATTGTTTCATTTTTAATCCAGTAGACAGGTGGGTTTAAGGGAATTGGGCTGTTGAAATCACGATCATCTGTTAGACCACCTTGATACTCAGAGTCCATCAAGATAGCACATGATGCCATGATATGAGCTAAGTGGTGTACTTTACTATCTTCGGCGAAGTCTTCACCGCTATACCATTGGGCTAGATGTCGTTGCATTGCATCATAGAATACACTTGATGTTGTACCTGTTTCACGCCAATTAAAACGACCATACTTATCTTTACCGTTAGACATGGCAGCTCCTAAAGCGAATAGTGCTACTGGCGGTACATCAGATAGACGGGGTTTATTCAGTGCGGCTAATGTTTTAAGATTAGAGTCTACTGGTTGTTTTTCGTCTTCACTGATCATTTTGTTTAATGCACGGGACATAGTATCCCTCCATAAAAGGTTTGATGATTGGATATCATAGAAGTCAGTCATACGTAAACATCTCCATTTTCAATAATTTTAGTATTTTCATATGGTGCAGCATATCGGCGATAGAACTCCATTTTAGCGCCTTCAAGAGCACCTACTACATTATTAATGTTTTGATAACTTTGACCGTTATCATGCATAAATGTAATACAGAGGCGGGTGATTAGGTAGTTTAATTCACCTGCATTTAGGATACCTACATTACTTGCAGCATCTGTAATGTAGTCTAGGCGATCACGATCAATCATTTTAATGTATGGCATATTAGATATCAATCTTAGGTTTACGAAAGAATTGAGCAATCACAATTAAGGATGCTAGGCATAGGATACTAATCCAAATTGCTTTGATCATATCTATTTTGGTTATCTTTCTTTTCAAGGAAAGGTAGTAAGCACCCGTATACTAGTGCTGCGAAGGCTATGACTCCCCAGATGGTTCCTATTAGTTTCATAAATATGCTGAAGTAATTGTATCACAAGCTTTGTCAACATCTGAGCGCCACTCGGTTACAAGTGATTCAAAGAACGGGTGGATTTTAGAGGCATCAGCTTTGAATGCTACTACAGGCTTACGTAGTACGTATGATGCATAGAATACTTCCATAGCAGTACCATGTTTAGCAATTTCAGGGTTATCTAGGTTAACAAGGATGAGGTCTGATTCTTGGATGTCTCGAAGGTCTAGTTCGAAGATACGTTTCATGTACCGTTTATTGAAGTCGTGTACTCGTCTTGTTGGGTCAAGGATATTACAGTAGTCAGACAGGATGCTAGTTGCGGTGATACGCCATCCCAGAGACTCTGCTAATGATACATGCTCCATAGGGCCAGCTAGATATACAGTTCTGATTTTAGTCATGATAGTTCCTTAATTACTTTTAGCTTGTTTGCAGTATACCACAGACCACCTTGTGACTCAGGTCGTTTATGTTCGGTATACTGTGTGATCATTACTTTACACCATACACGATCTGTCTTTGATAGATGTGGAGCTAGTGGTTCAGCACAGCAATGCCAACCTGGTCTTACAGCAAAACCTTTTGTGGGATGTGACTCAGCATCATACCATGTCATTGGTTCAACTCGTTGTTTACGATTAATAAACAACGGGCCGTAAGTACCGTCTTTACGTTTACGAAATAGTTTATATGCAATCATGATACTTCTATATCAATTGGTGATGGGTCAGTTACTTCTGGTTGACTCAGCTCATATGTCCATACGAAGTTATCTTTGAATGTAATTGTTAATTTACCCCATTTTACAAAGTAGTCTTCAATATCTTCTTCGGTATATTTTTTAGGTAATTCTATTTCATCCCATGAGTCTGCGTAATATGTGCAGCTTACTGTTATGGTGTTCATGCATATTCCTCATTTAGAAATACTTCAAGGTGTTCATATTTACAGGACAAATAAGCATCTGCTTCGTAGTAAGCCTCCTCTTGGTTGTTTGCATATACATAGAAGTTTTTAACTTCAGAGATTACGTAGTATTCATTCATGTTTAGTTACTTCTGTTGAAGCTCCGAAGTGGCACAAGTTTTTATCAATATCTAAGCAGTATGAGTACATACCATCGATATGATCAAGGAAGAAAATTTCTTTTGAATCATCATCATCAATTGTGAAATAAGTGTTACGTGGTAGTTCGTATAGTTTCATGATGCTAGTTTCCAGAGACCGATATTACCGACTGCATAACCGAAATAGCATATGGCCATTCCTGTATTACCTTTCATGAATTGTTCAAGACAGATGTATAGATATATAAAACCTACTAAGGCGATTAACCATGCGCTCATGCTTTCCCTCCACCAGAAAGAAGTACGTTTTTTGATTGCTGCCAAACACTGCGTTGTTTCGGTGTAAGGTTTTGTGGCGCTTTTTCCAGTGCAAGCGATAAAACGCGCAGCGCTTCTTTGTAGTCTGGCTTCTGCTCTGGCAACTCAGACTTCATTTTTCGAATCCAGTGTTGAACGGGGCGGTTTTTACGGCACTGATTAAAGTGTTGTTGGGCCAGCCAATCAAGTGTCTGCTCTGGTGTCATACCACCTCCTGCGGTGTATTAAACCGAACGAAAAAGCAGCGCCAGCCTTTGAAGAGGTGTAGCCCGTTAAATTCCACATCTCCGTCAGTAGTTTTGCGCTGGGCCAGTGCTGAGTTGTAGCGCAAGAATTTTGTGCCGTTTACATCAAACAGGATGTACCCACGCAGCCATGCTTCGATTGTTTTGTTCATGCTTGTCTCCTTGCTCGGATTGCATCGCCCCATGTGCCGCCGCCTTCTTTTAAGATGTGGTCACACATTTTCGCACACGCCTTGTTTTCTGCTGCTGCACTCGCTGCTGCGACAAGGGCGGCAAAGCGTTGGAAATGTGCTTCATCACCCCATGAATTACCTGCCGTGTCTTGCATTACTTGAGCAATTTCATCTTGTGTCATGCTTGTCCCCTTGCTCGGATGTCAGCAGACAACTTCTTAAACCAAGCAAAGAAGTTAGATCCACCCCATGTTGCATACTCATCAGCCAGCTTCGCACACGCCTCACGCTCATCAGCACGGACAAGCTCGATGAGCTTGGGTATATCTATGTGATTGTCCCAATTGTTCTCTACTAAAGCTTGTCGAGTTAGCTCTTTATTAACGTCTTTCATGCTTGTCCCCTTGCTCGGATTGCTTCAGCAAGATGTTCGGCTACCGCACCGGCTTCCTCATCCCAGCAGCAATGGCAAATTTCTTCTTCGCACACCTTCGCACACTCCTCACGCTCTGCTGCTGCGACAAGGGCGGCAAAGCGTTCAAGCCTGTTTGATTCGTCATCGTTCCAGTGTCTATGCCAATCAATGTCAGCCTCCCGCGCCATGCGGATGATGTCTTCTTGTGTCATTTATCACCTTTCTGGTATGGACGGTAGATATACAGAGGACATTTAGTAGCAGTACAGTTAGTGATATCAGAGATCTTATCACCAACACAACTATTACAGAAGTTTTTAATAGCACCTATTGGTGATACTTTCTTTTGAGCTTTTTTAATTTCCTCATCTTTAACCCACTGAGCATAAGCTTCTGGGCCTTTCTTTTTAGCTTTTTCTTTTGACTCGCGCCAAGCTTTTAGCGCTGTTTGACCTTTTTCAATTAGACCCTCTGGTAGGGATCGTTTCTTTTTGATTATTAAGGCTGTCTGCATAGGATTGGGCTTCTTGGTGGGTGTTAAACATTGCTGCTGTATTATGCGTGATTTCTTTACCTGCTACACACCAATACATTTTATCATAACCTTGTTTTTTAAATACAAAGTATTCATCTTTCAATTCATTACTCCTAAGATTAAGTTGATTCCCATGATTAGTTGTTGTTGGGCTGCAGGGTTTAGCTGCGACCAAGGAACGCTGTTAGGGAAATGTTTACGGGCAGACTCATAGAATTTTTCTACATCACTCATTGCTCATTAACCATTGGTTAGAGATTACTTTAAAAGATTTATTAGGATTGATTGTATTTTTAAATACTACACCTTCTCTTTCCGTATTGATGTTAAGTTCTGATTTTCCTTCAGTGAATGCTAACAGATCTTTGACTTTTGTATCAGCGTTAGTTAGATACTCACCACATGTAGGGGCATGAGTTAAGTTTAAAACTTTGCATAGTAGGTGACGAGTGTCAGCATCTAAGTATGTTTTTTTATTTAGATCATAGATATCGAACACATAGAACATAGGTTTATCGAGTTTATACCTGTTACCTTGAATACCTGGCCCGATTAATTCACCTTGGAGAGCTACTTCAAGGTTATATAGTGCTAGTTTATTTTCTAGTAATAGTCGTTCAGCTGTCAGAACAAAGGCATTTGCAGTGTCTTCAAGTTTTAGTTCTTGATTACGGCTACATACACCGAAGCTATCATTAGTTCGGTATACTGTCATTGAAGAACCATCAAGCTTTTCGGTTACTTCCCAGATTTGGCAATTTAAAGAATTGATGTCACGTATAGAGTTTTGGATACGTTCTTGGTAGGTTTTAGGGATGAATGACGGGAAAGTACCTTTGGTCATACCTGAAAGCTGTGCTGAAGGCTCAGGTGGCTCCCATTTGATGATGCCTAAGTTTTCTGTTACATCGTCATCTATATCATAATTTTTGTTATCTATAGTATTGAATGGTAAGATTAAACCTTGACTGATTTGTCCTTTTAGTTTGATTGTTTTTAATCGTTCACCACTAATTCCTTTGTAGCATCGTGGTTCTTTACCTCGGGATAGGAATGAGGCTAATGTATGTGGAACCCATGAGTCAATTTCAAGGTAGATTACAAGGTCACCTACATTATACTTATAGATTTGATCTACAACTTCCCAACCATCGATAATGTAGGCACAGATTTTATCAGCACCCTCGATGAATTTTATTTGGGAGATTACTCGGATTGTTGCCAGTTTTCTTTCAGTCATTTGGTATCATCCATAACAATTAAACTTTTACTGATTTTTTTGTTATCAATATTTTGTTTGAAGCAAGCAAAGTTTTCACCATCTTTAGCTACATAAGCCTCAAGATTCTTTTTACTGTAGCATCTGCTGGAGATGTTTGCTTCTTGCATATCGATATCAAACATTACTTTGGCTGTTCCTAAGTAGAAGCCTATACATAGGCATATGATTGCTATAGCTGTTTTCATTAAAGACCTTTAATCCATTTAAGGGTTTCACGGATTTTAGCTGTTTTACGTTGTAATTTACGTTTTTCTTCTTTGTATGTGTTTAAACGGATAAAGTTTAGTTTCATTTGTGCTTGTTCTTTAAATTTAACATCACACAAATCCCAGTAGTGGGCGATACAGGCTTTGTAGTATAGGATGTTTAACTCACCTAGGCTTAGTTCTTCAATTAACGCTTGTTTGATCAGTTCTTTGTTCATAATATCCTCTTGGTTATGTTGGAATAAAAACCCTAAAAACCTACGTGTTATGGACGTAAGTAATTAGGGTTGTTTTATTTTAGAAGTCTGAGTCTTCTGGTGTGGCTGCTACTGAAGAGCCTTCTTCACTGTCGAAGTCAACAAAGTTATCATTCTTGGCTTCGTACTTGATCAGCTTAGTAATCTGGATAGCTGACAGAGCAGTAGTGATACCTTCTTTGGAGATCTTACCGTTAGGGAGCTTGATTTGGTAAGGACGCTGCATTACCATGATGTTACCTGTAGAACCATTACCGATAGTTTTTGGGTCTAGAGGATTCTTGAAGGCATCAACACAGCGAACTTTAGCTGCATCAGTACCATCAGCCTTGAGAGCTTTCTTTTTGAGAGATACTTTAACTGTACCTGCATCGAAACCATCTTTAACTTTACCGAAAGCTTCGAGTTCTTTGATACGTTTCTTTGGCACTTGGATGGTGCATTCGTACTGTGGTACGCCGAATGGAGAGACTGCTTCGGCAATTTTAACCCAGTAGACTTGAACGTCTTTGATGATGCTGTTGGTAGTTTCGTTGGTGGTGTTTGATGTAGTCATGGATTTTTCCTTTTGGATTGATTGATAGTCGTGAAATGCGTAGTCGTACTTATATTCTGACCACAAACTCATTTTAGAACGTTCATTAGATGGTACCTAATAGAAATAATAAAGGAGTCGATATGAAAATTAACAAGAGATACGTAAAAGTATCACCGAACAGTCTGGCTAATCTCAAGGTTATTACTAGCCCTGAGATGGCCCGAGAGTATCAGCAGAAATCAACTGCTGCTAAGAATCGTGACAGGGATGCTATCAAGAAACTTACAGAAGAATTTAACTGTAGTGCGGATGCAGTTAAGAAGGTCTTAGCTCAGGTAGATATTAAAGCAACAGATGTACTCCGTATGTCTATGATGAATGCACTTAATCAGGATAACTTTGAAGATGCCGCAAGGTATGCTTCTCAGTTAGCTGAGTACGAACAAGCTAAACTAGCTCGTTTGGAACAGACAAATATCTCTAAAGTAGAGGATTTGACTGATGAGGAACTTAAAAAGATTCTTAAAGAAGAAGGTTTATAGGGATAGCGTTAGCTATTGCTAACTCTATAAGTTAAATAGAACCACTAGGGATCATTCCTTTGTGGTTCTTTTTATTTTCCATATGATTAAGCAGTTTACGTAGGTAGTCTGCTTCACTGTAGTCCATACAGATATAGTTGTGTTGATGGCACGAACTATAAGACGGGAATGATGCAATGTATCCGTTACCTGTATTTTCTAGGTGGCATAGGACATTGACATTACTATTGTAACCTTTACCTGCTCTTAGGATTAGGTCATCAGCGTCTTCAGTGATGTTTTCAGAGAAGTTATACTCGTCTGTACTTCGGATTTCGTCATACAGTTGAGTGATTAGATCTTTGATTTTACTCATGGTGTTCTCTATTAGGTACCGACTGTGTCGTAGGACTTTACTTGATCGAAGATTAAGGAGGTACGACCTGCATAAAATTCACTAATTTTGTAAAAGAAACAATCTTCTGCTGTTAGTGTATCGTCTACATCGTTACGCAGTTTAAAGAATGCTTTTTCTAAGGTCTCGTCTTTTGAGAATTGAGAGTCATATGTACAGATAAACATTATGTATGGTACACTTTCTTAATATTAGTTTGGTTGATAGCTTGTTGACAGATTGGGCATGGTTTGGCATATAGGTACTTTTGAGACTTACCTCTCCTGAACACATGTATTGAGTAGGCTTTACTGATGTCTGGGCACTTGATGATAGCGTCTATCTCAGCATGAAGATAGATTTTCTCAGGTAAACCTACTTCTTTGGCACACTTAGCTTGGTATGGATGAGTCTTTACATAGTTGTTTTTTCCTATAGAAAGTATATTACCTCGTTTATCCTTTATCAGGGCTGTAATGTGCTGTATGTCTGACATGTCTTGACATTGTATTGGTATGCTATTTTATTTAGATGAGACCTCCAGTTATAGATACTTGACATATCATGCATGTCTTGCAAGTCACTAAGCATATTAGTACCAATCTCGATATTATCTTTATCATTATCTTTAAAGATAGACTCTATGATTGTGTATGGTAGACTATGAGCACACATACCTTCGATATCTGTACTGTAGTGTTCATCATCAATCAAACAACCTACAGCACACATAAGACCGTTATATCGGTACTTACATACTTGATTTACTTCTGATCGTTGTCCTTGAGTTAACAAGTGAGCTTCAATTTTACTGAATACTTCTTGTAGTACATTTGTCATACTTAAATTCTCTTGTGGTTAGGTGTAAACTGTTTAACATGAATTAACTTACCATCGAGAAAGGTCTTTTGGATACCTGTCTCTGGGTCGTATACTACTCTCTCTTTACCTCTTACACTTTCTTTAATTCGTATAATCAAGTTATCATAGATTTCTTTACTTGTCATTGATAACCTCTGCTTTTATAAGTTTATTTTCAAACCAAGTAAGACGTAGATTAGGCCAAGGATCATTAGTCCATGTATGATGAACCATATCTTCTTCAGAGAACCTGATACCTAACTCAGTTACATTACTCTCAGGTTTAACCCTATAACTGATATGTTTATGAAACAGAGGCATAAACAGAGTAGAACTAACACAACCTAACTCCTCCCATGTATCTTTGTCTTCAATATATACCTCAATAGTCTTACCCTCTAGATATGCTATGATAATGTCATGATGTGGATGTAACATGGATAACCTTCTCTTAGTTAATGTTCTCTTGTTTAATACTCTCTTAGTTAATACTCTCTTAATAAATATTATCTATATAATACCCACCGGAGGAGAGAATTTTCTAATAGGTACCGGCTAAAAAAGTGTTACAATTCAACGATCTCTGAAGCGATCTTTTGAAGCATCATTCTTACTGTGTTGTATTCTTCTCCTTTCAGGCCCATTAAAGATGGTATACTCAGGCAGTATGTGCTCATTTGTCCGAAGAGACGGAGTTCTTCAGGTGTCTCAAGAGAGATTGTCAGGATAGTTGGTTCAGTGGGTTTCTTTGAGGATATTTTCATGATTTATTCATTTTATTCATTATTAGTTCATTGTATCACGGATATTGGACATCATTTTCTGGAGTTGGTTTTTATGCTCATCTGTATTGAAGTTTCCTCGGCAGGTTATTTCGGGAACACTTACATTGAAACCTAGCATATCATAGAATAGTTTAAACTCTGTTTGGTTTTCGAAGGTGATAGAGATTTTTACAGGTGTAAATTCGGGTTGTTCTTTGTGGGTTTTCATTAGCAGAGTTCTTTGAAGATTTGTTTTAACATATTACGCATTTGGTCTGAGTCTTCATTGTAGTTGTTGAAGAGATCAGCGATTAGGTCTGCATTTCCGGTTAATGTTTTTAGGATACGATATTCATCTATTGATGTGATATCGATGGTAAGTCTTTCGGGATTGTAATTGGGTTGTATTTCTGAGAGAGTGACTTTCATATTTACCTTTTGTTTAACTTTTGATACCCACACAAAAACCCTCCAGACAACATCAACTCGCCGTGATCTCGTGAGCAATGTTATCCAGAGAACCACTCCAGAGCACTTTCCTATAACATAACTGCTGTTAGTTGGCACTCTAGGTGACGTCATTCAGGTATAGTTGATACCTACCCTATACAACCTCCTTCTCGATGATGTTTTCTAGTGCTTTTACCAGTTGTCTGAAGGCTACTTTACCCTCGATTACTGCTTGTTGTCTGGTTGTTGGTGTATATGAGTCTAAATTCTCAACAATATGTGATGTTATTAGGTTTTCTATAATAACGGCTAATTCATATGGATCTTGTTTCATTATGCCTCCACAAATTGGTCATAGATTGCTGTATACTCGACTACTACTCCAGGAATCTCCACTGTTTCTACCATGTTTGTCATGGTTTTCAGTGATTTACTTGTAGCAAACATCAAGTCGTTACCCAGAAGGTCTTTACTGTAGATATATCCACAGGCAAACTCATCTAAGGCATCAATCAACTCATCAAAAGTCTCCAAGCCAAACATATCAGGAGACATTGGGTTAAGAAGCAGGTATTTAGTCATAATATTTCCTTAAGTTTGTAGTTATAGGTACAATTATTGTTGTATAACTGTACCTATGTGTTGAGATTAGATAGAATCCAGAACAGAGTAGAACCAAACATTAGGATCGTTAGCACCAGCAGCAACAAAGCATACCTTAGTACCATTATCGTATGCAGACTGCAGTTGTTTGGTCAGTGCTTGTACCATCTTTGTGTCATTCATACGATCAATACGGCATTGACGCATACGCATGTCAGAGCCTGTAGCCTGAATAGACCGAGTAGCTTCATTGAAGGTAAGTTCAACGATAGTTACAGGCAAACTCTTACGATCTTCTCCGAATGGGTTGTTTGTAGAGAATTTAGTAGAGACAGGAGTAGCAACTTTGAACGATGGTGTGAAGACTTTAGCCATGATAGATTCCTTAGTTAATAAACAAGTGATCGTGGTACTTACCCCAAGAGGTCTCACTTATACTCGTGAAGAGTGTATGATTAATAGATAACTACTTCGTAGATAGCTGGATCAAAGACTGGTAATACGATAGTCATGTTAGTCTTATGAATTAACACGCCTGTAGTGCGATGATAGATGTAGTACATACATTACTCCTTGTCAATGTTAACGATTTCAGCTGCTTCTTCAGTGAGCATAAACAACTGACCACTAAACAACATACCAACAAGGATAGTAGCAGCGAAGTGGAAATAACCACCACTACCTTCTTCGTGGACTTGCAGTAACCAGCAGCCTGTTTGATACAGGACAAGAGCAAGAACGATATGGAGAGCTTTAGACATGATAGATTCCTCTTGGATACACGTAACGAAAGTGTTACCCATAGACCTCTTGTTGGAGAAGTCTACAGGTAGGACTTTAACCTTACAGCACTGCATCATCAGCAAAGCATGCAACAAACCACATGTCAGCTGAGTAACCGAACGCAGCTAAGAAGCGAACAGGCTGGCCAATACGAGTAGCCAAGCGATCAGCTACAGCAGCAACAGACACAGAGCGATCGAGGGCACGAGCAGCGTATTCAACACGGCACACACGCACACGACCATCTGAGCAAACAACAGACACGCGATCAGCAGCACGGACAACAGCAACGATCTCCACACAAGCAGACCAAGACGAGCCAGGAACACGGTCAGCAACCGAGCGAGGAGCCGCGGCAAGACCACGAGCAACACGGGCAGAAAGCAAAGCAACAAGAGACGACATAACAAACCCCAAGCAGCGCAGACAAAGGAAGGCCGAAGCAGCAGCGCCACACCACAACGACCAGAGGGAAAGAGGGGGAACCCGACCAGAGGACGAGCGAACCCAAATCAAACTCCTGATTCTTTCACACACAAAGACACACATACCCTAACAAAATTCTCCAAACAAAACTCCCCCTATAAACCCTAGGGTACCCCAATAAAACTTTCCCAAAAACCCAAACCAAAAAATTATACCAATATTCCATACAATTAAAAGTAATCCAAAGTATACCCCCATATAAATAACCACGAGAGCTAGTCGGTTCCTAATAGTAAATACCTAAATACCAACGCGTTATTAAGAGAATAATAACTAAGACACAAAGAATGAACACAAGCAACAAACAAAAGTTAGAAGCTCTCCGTGAGCTGCAAAAGAGGCAGAAGAACGCAGAGTATAAAAATAACTTTGAGTTGTTTGCCAAAGAACAAATTAAGATATTACCTAAAGACTCCTCTCAGGGATTTAAACCTTTTGAGTTTAATGAGGCTCAACATATTGTTAATGAGGCTATTGAGAAGCAGTTAGCAGAGACAGGTAAAGTAAGAGCTATTATCTTGAAGGCCCGACAGATGGGTCTCTCAACATACACCACTGCCAGAGTATTCTGGAAGTCATACTATAATGCTTATAACAAGTCTGTTGTTATGGCCCATGATGCTGCTACCTCTGATGCGTTATTTTCAATGAGTAGGAATACCATTGACAATATGACTGATAGTTTCAGACCCAAGTTTAAGAAGTCTAATGCCAAAGAGATTATGTTTGAACATAATGACTCAGGGTACAGGCTATATACTGCTGGTGCTCCAGAGGCTGGTAGGGGAACAACACCGACTATTGCACATTTATCTGAGGTTGCATTCTGGACTCATGATGAAAAGATCTTAGCAGGTTTATTTCAGGGTATCTCTCAGGCTGATGGCACTGAGGTTATTCTTGAGAGTACTGCTAATGGTGTGGGGAATGCATTTCATAGGTTATGGATGGGTGCGGTAAATGGGGAGAACGAATACTTACCTATTTTCGTACCTTGGTTCTTGATGACAGAGTACCAGAGAAAGATCTCTGCGGGTACTGTATTTGAGAGATCAGCCGAAGAAGAAGTATTAGTAACAAGATTCAACTTAAGTGATGAACAGTTATATTGGAGAAGACTGAAGATTGCGGAGGGTGGTCTGGATAAGTTCCGTCAGGAGTATCCTGCGACTCCTGAAGAAGCTTTCATTATCTCAGGCTCTAATGTATTTAACCTAGAGAAGCTAAGTCAATTAATTCCTCAACCTATCTTAGCTAAGAGAGAGTTTAACTTTGAGTCTTCCATGATGGAGGATGTTCAAAGGGGTTCTATTGAAATATTTAAGTATCCTATTTTTGAGGATGCCTTTGTTATCGGAGCTGACGTAGCCTTAGGTGTAGGTAAAGATTATTCTTCTGCTGTAATTATGGATGCCCAAAGAAGGGTATGTGCTGTATACAGAAACAATACTATTGATCCATCTCAGTTTGGTGACTTATTGTTTTACTTAGGCAGATACTACAACAATGCTTTGTTAGCTGTAGAGTCAAACTCTATGGGTATTGCAACATTAAACAGACTCACACAGATGAAGTATGTTAACATGTACTACCAAACAAAGATGTCTAATGTATCCAAAGAAGAAGGTAACCGGATTGGCTGGAGAACTACTTCAGCATCTAAACCCGCTATTATTGGTTTTCTTAAGAACGCTATTGAACAAGAAGAAATCTGGATTCCATCACGGATTATTATCGGTGAACTAATGAATTATGTTGCTGATGACTCAGGAAAGACAAACGCTATTGTGGGGCATAACGATGATACTGTTATTGCCTTGGCTATTGCTCTGGAAGTTATCAGGACTCATGGTGACAGACTAACAACTAACAATGTACCTTTTGCTCAGAAAGCAGGGTCATTCCAACAAATAGAAAGTACGTGGTTATAATGACAGTATTTTATAATGATAAAAAAGAGACGCAGGATATCAAGAAGTTTATTAAGCTTCCCACTCCTGTCAAACAAGTTAATCCAAAAGAAAAGATTGGGGATAAAAGCGGTCGTACGCTACCAATCCGAGGACAGTAATTAGTCCCTTGTGTCTTAGCTCGGGGCGACTGGCGGGTGGACGACCAGAAGATATATAACAAGTCATTGTTGACTTTGATTGAATGATTGATAGATAACCAAGAAAGGTTAACAATGGCAGATAATACAACGACTTCTATTAGGTTTACAGATAGGTATAAAGATCCAGTAGGAGATAATGAACTCCTTGCTATGATTGAACAGGGTGTAATGAACTCTGTTGGTGACTTCTTAAATAGTTCTGACTTAGCTCGTGAACGACAAAAGGCTACCTATGAATACGGCATGATGCCGCAATTCCACCTTACACCACAGGGTGTTTCCCAGATTGTATCCTCTGATACAGTAGAGGCTGTTGAGGGTTATACCGCTATTCTTGCTGAACTTATGTTTAACAACAATAAGTTGGCCAGATTTATTCCTGCGGGTACCACACCTAAAGACTATCATGAGGCTAAAGTAGCTTCTGATCTGGTTAACTATGCTATTTTTAAACAGAATCCTGGATGGGAAATCCTTAACACATGGGTTAAGTCTGCTCTGTTATGGAAGAATAGTATTGTTCGTTGGGAGTTTATTGAAGACTTTGATTACTCATTTGAAGAGTATGACTCTATTGAACAAGTTAACTTAGATACACTGCTGTCTGACCCTGATGTTGAAATCATTGGTGAATTAAAGTATGAACAAGAACTAAGCACTGATGAACAAGGTAATTCTGTATACAACATGGTATACAAGGATGTTCGCCTCAAAAAGAAGTATAACAAAACACGTATTCAGATTAAGAACGTACACCCCGAATGTTTCCGTGTTACCCGTGATGGTGACACTATTGATGAGAAGTCATTCGTAGGTATTCAGATCGATATGACTCGTTCTGAAGTTAGAAAGTTTTTCCCACATATTGCAGAGAATATTGACTGGGACGCGATTGGAGACGGTAGCTACGATTGGGCTACCAAGTACACCGAAGAGCAATCTGCTCGAAAGCGTCTGGTTGGTGAAGAGTACTGGCTAGGTGGGAATTCACGGGAACTATTCCCGTCAGAAGCTAACAGACAGATTACTGTTATTGAATGTTGGTTACGTGTTGACCGTGATGGTGATGGTATTGCTGAACTTAAACACTTCATTATTGCAGGATCAACTATCCTACTAGAAGAAGATTGTGAATCCATTCCACTAGCTACACTATGCCCATTTGAAGTTCCTCACGAATTCTTTGGTCTATCTGTTGCTGATATGGTTCGCCCTTCTACTATGGCTTCTACTGCTATCCTACGGGGTTTCGTAGAGAACGTATACCTAACTAACTACTCACCTAAACTAGCTGACCCTAACGTAGTTGACTTTAGTGCTCTTCAGAACATGAAGCCTAAACAGATTATTGCCACAAACGGTAATCCACAGTCTGCTGTTGCAGCGCTTACCCCTGATACAATCAGTCAAGGTACTGTACCACTTCTTGAACTACTCCAAGTTCATAAGGAACAAGCTACAGGTATGGGTAAAGCTGCTCAAGGTCTTAACGATACACTGTATGTCTCTGGTAATAGCGAAGCTAAAATGCAACAAGCTATGTCAGCAGCACAAGTACGTATTCAATTCATGGCTCGTAGGTTTGCTGAGACAGGCTTTAAACGTCTGACTGAAGGCATCTACAAAACAATGAGAACAAAGCTTCGTGGTAAAACCACTAAGTACTTTGATCAGAATAATATCTTCAAGCAGGTTGATCCAGGTACCTTACCTGACAATATGCTGATGTATGTTGATGTTGATGTCGGTGAAAATAGCAATAGCAATATCGTTAAAAAGATGACGATGATTGGACAACAACTGTTACCCGCGCTACAAGCTGCTGGTGCAGGTGGTGCTATCAGTCCGGAAGCCGCTATTAAGATTGCCTGTAAGACTATCGAAGCTCTTGACTTAGATCCACTAGACTATCTGGTAGATTACACAGCTCCTGACTTCAAAGATCAAGCAGCTAAATCCCGAAAAGATGAGATGGATGCTGCTGCTAAACAAAAAGGTTTAGAAGAACAAGCTATCCAACTTAATTTGGCACAACAACAAGCTACCCTTGATCTGACAAACATTCAAGCTAAGAATGCCATGCAAGATAATACTAAACAACTTATGGTTGCTTTAGATAAGTCTTATCAAGAATGGTCTAAGCTACATATCTCTGCTGCTAAAGAGGGTGTTGAGTTACCTCCACGCCCTAGCATTACAGATCTTTTAGCTATTGCCAAACAAGTGATTGACTCTGATATCCAGATGGATGCAACCCGCCCACAAGGTGGTGCGCCTATGCCACAGGTACAAGGGCCAGCTGCTATGGGTGAACAACCACAAATGTAATGATTTTAACTTGACCTCTGTCGCCGATACTAGACAAGTTAAGTTTCTTAATATAACACGGCCTTCCCCTTCCGAAAGGATGCGGGAGGGTTCTTCATAGAAATAAATAAATGGATAAATATCGAGTTGGCTTTGAAAAGAAGATTAAGCCGAAGATGAATCATGAGACAGGTGAATACA